GCCGAGGTCCGCGTCAAGCTCGCGCCCCGGCCGCGGCCGGGGCGCGAGCTTGACGCGGACCTCGGCGCGGGCGAGGCGGTGGTCGATCTGGACCTTCCGTCCCCACAAGAGGACGGCCCTACCCTCGTCGTCGACGAGGTGGCCCGGGGGCGGGGTGGGGGCGGCCAATTGGTCGAGGTCGACGCGGTATTGGTCGTGCCGTTCGCGGCGATTGCGGGCGACGGCGGGCCGCTCGGCCTCGGCCATGTAGCGGGGCACCATGTCGTCGGCCTCGTCCACGACCAGGCCGGCGCGCTCGAGGGCCCACGGGGTGGCGCAGTAATACGCGCCCTTCCACGTCTCCCAGCGGACGAACCACGCCGGGCCGAGCCTCACGGGGTCGAGGCCGATCCGGGCGAGGGCGGCGCGGGGCGCCCACGCGACGTCCAGGGCGAGGAGTCGGGCGAGTCGTGCGGCCGGCGGGGACCTTTTGGGCGGGGGTTTTTGACACGGCCCTTGCGGTGGGGCAGAATTGACCGGTCCCGGGGACTGGGAAGGGTTTACGGCGTCCCGTGCGCGGGGTTGTTGACCTCTTTTCCCTCGGGTGCCGTGCATTGATGGCGGTCTCTGCATTGCCAGGTGGCCACAAGTTATATGAATACGATCACTAGTGAGCAGTTGGGCGTGTTGGGCGGCCCGCCGGCGCGGAAACGGGGCGGCCGGCCATGGCGCGACGCGACGCCGAAGCTGCGGAAAAAGTGTATCACGGTGCTCCGCGACGTCGCGATCGGGGGCCTGACGCTGGCGGCGGCGGCGAAGAAGCACAAGATATCGCTCCCGACCGCGAAGCGTTATCGCGACGCGGCGCTGGGGTACGACGACCCGTGGTGCGAGGCGATCCGGAGGGCGCTCTGCGATGGGTGACGGTCACGAGATCAACGCGGTGCCGACGCACCGGCCGGGGGCGGGCCTGAAGGCGCTGGACCGCTCGCCCGGGGCCTTCAATCGGTCGCGCTTCTACCGCTCGCGGGAGTGGCGCGCGGTCCGCGCGGTGCACCTCGTGCGCGAGCCGTATTGCGTGCAGTGCCTGGCCGGCGGCCGGGCGGTCGCCGGCTCGGCGGTGCACCACGTCGAGACGGTGGAGGCGGCGCCCGGGCGCAAGCTGGACCCGACGAACCTGCGTACGCTGTGCCGGGAGTGCCACTCGGCCCTGCACAAGCGGGCGGCCCCCGCGGGGGGCGCGGGGCCCGCGGTCGACGCATAGGTGGATGTTACGAGACGGCATGTCTGACGTATCGATTGGTGTGGCCCTGGGGGCTGGTGTCATGGCGCGGCGGGGCCGGAAGCCGAAGCACATGATCCGGGGCGTGCTGGTCCCCCCGGGGGGCCCGGGGGTGGTCGTGCCGGCGGGCCCGTGCGCGCCGGCGGTGGCCCTGGAGGTGGCGTCCTTCGTGGGCCGGACGGCGGCCGCGTTCGCGGCGCTGGGCCTGGAGGGGCCGACGTTCAACTCGCCCTTGTGCGAGCTGGTGGCGGACGCGGCGGAGCGGTGGTACGTCGCCCGGGCGGAGCTGCGGGCCGAGGGCCCGGTCGTCTCCACGGCGGCGGGCTCGGCCAAGTCCAATCCGGCGGCGGCGCAGGCGGCGCAGGCGCATGACCAGCTGGCGCGGCTGCTCGACGGCATGGGCCTGACGCCGGCGGGCCGCAAGCGGCTGGGTGCCGGGGCCGAGGGCGCCGACGAGCTGGACGAGTTCCTGACGGGGACGGCGTCGTGAACGGGGGCGCGGTCGGGCGCCCCGCGGGACGGCCCGCGGCGGCCTGGCGCCGGCTGTTGCGTCGGGCGGGCGGCGCCCGCGCGCCGCGGCTGCTGGTGACGGTGCCGGGCCTGGACGAGGGCGAGGCGGCGACGCTGGCGGCCCTCCTGGCCGACCCGCCCGAGGGCGAGGGGCCGCTCGTCTTGACCCTGCCCCCGGGCGGCATGGTGCACCAGCTCGTCGACGGCCGGTGGTGGCCGCTGCGCGAGGCGATCGACGAACCGGTGTATGCGCGGCGACGACCCAGCACCCTGGTGCCGTGACGCGTCCGACGCGCTCGCGCTCGACGTGGGGTGCTGGTTCGACGCGGCGGCGGCCGAGCGGCCGATACGTTTCCTGGGGTCCTTCTGCCGCCAGTCCCAGGGCCAGTGGGGCGGGCGGCTCCTGGCCCTGATGGACTGGCAGCGGGACTTCCTGAGGCGCCTCTACGGGTGGCGGCGGGCGGACGGCACGCGGCGCTATCGCTCGGCCTACCTGGAGGTGCCTAAGAAGCAGGGCAAGTCGACGATGGCGGCGGGCCTGGCGCTGTACCACCTGCTCGCGGACGGCGAGGTCGGGCCCAAGTGTTTCATCAACGCCTACGATCGCGAGCAAGCGTCCATCATCTTCGACGAGGCGGCGGCGATGGTCCGGGCGTCGCCGGTGCTGGCGCGGCGGCTCGACGTCGTGGAGACGAAGAAGGAGCTGCGGTGGAAGGAGGGCAACGGGCGGATCAAGGCGAACTCGGCCGACGTGCCTTCCAAGGACGGGGCCAACGCGTCGCTGGCGCTCTTCGACGAATTGCATCGCCAGGACACCTGGGACCTGTGGCGGATGTTCCGCTATGCGGGGGCGAGTCGGCGTCAACCCTTGACGCTGGCGATCACGACGGCGGGCGTGGACCGGCAGTCGGTGTGCTACGCGCAGCACGACTATTCCGAGCGGGTCATGTCGGGGCGGCTGCCCGACTGGCAGCACCTCGGGGTGATCTACGGGGCGACGGCCGAGGACGACTGGCGCGACCCGGCGGTGTGGGCCCGGTGCAACCCGTCGCTGGGCGTGACGGTGTCGGCGGCCGACTTCGAGCGGGACGTGGCGGAGGTGGCCGATCGGCCGAGTGAGCTGAACGAGTTCCTCCGGCTGCGGCTGTGCGTGTGGACGCAAGCGGCGAGCCGGTTCCTGGAGAGGTCGGCCTGGGACGCGTGCGGCGGCCGGGCGGACGCCTCGTGGTTCGCGGGGCGGCCTTGCTGGGCGGGCCTCGACCTCTCCTCGGTGACGGACCTGACGGCGCTGGTGCGGGCGTTCCGGGACGGCGATTACGTGGACGTGCTGGCCGACGTGTGGCTGCCGGGCGAGTCGATCGAGCGGCGCGTGCGGCGGGACCGCGTGCCGTATGACGTGTGGGCCCGCGAGGGCCTCGTCCGCAAGACGCCGGGGCGGACGGTGGACTATCGGGAGGTGCGGGCGGCGGTGGTGGCGCGGCACCGCGAGACGCCGTTCGTGTCGCTCTTTGCGGACCCCCACAACGCGACCCAATTGCTGGCGCAGCTGGCGGACGAGGACGGCGTGCCGGTGACGGCGTTCCGCCAGTCGATGGCGTACGTCACCGGGCCGACGAAGGAGCTCGAGCGGCTGGTGACGGCCGGGCTCTTGCGGCACGGGGGCGACCCGGTGCTGACGTGGGCGGCCGACAACGCGGAGGCGGAGCGGGACGGCCTGGGCAACGTGCGGCTGTGCAAGCGGCGCAGTCGGGAGCGGATCGACCCGCTGGCGGCGACGGTCAATGCCCTGGCGGCGATGCTCGCGGGCCCGGAGGCGTCGGTGTATGCGACGCGCGGCCTCCTGACGTTCTAGCGAGAGGACCCGGCGCGACCGTCGAGGCGGCGGCGGCGCGTCGGCGACAGGCACGCGGGCGCTCGGCCGAGAACGGTCCCCGGCGACGGGGGCCGGGCCGGGGCCTTCACGGTCGTACGCCGTGGGGTCGCGCCCGCCGCGCGGCCCGCGTGCCGTCCCTTCCCCTCGTGGTCCCTTCGGGGAGGTGCGATGATGCTCGATTTTCGCGGTGGCGGCGCGGGCGGCGGCGTCGAGGGCGAGGGCGGCGTCATCGCCGCGCGGGTCGCCTACCTGGATTTCTGCTGGGAGCTCGTGCACGAGCTGCTGCGGGACGGCTGCGCGGCGCTCGAGGTCGTGCGCGACCCGCTGCCCGAGGACGCGCGGCTGGTCCACGCGGCCGTGAACGAGCGGGGCCAGCTGCGCCTGACGATCGGCTCGGCGGCCTACGCGCCGGTGGGCCCGGGCGAGTCGATACCCGAGGCGCCGGTGCCGTACTTCAGCCGGCGCGGCCGGGGGCTGGCGTCGCGATGAGCGTGGTCGTCGACGTCAAGGCGGCGGCGCGGACGGTCGCCTCGCGGGTAGACTCGTTCACCGCGGGCGCGGCCGACACGATCGGGGTCGACCTGCCGGTGGACATGTCGAGCGGGTTCGCGGTGCCGGCGTACCAGAAGCCGGTCGCGGCGTCGAAGCTGTGGGTGGCGACGCTGGGGCTGCTGGCGGCGACGCCGCGGGTGCTCGACCTGACGGCGCTCGCGGGCGGCCAGGGCGACGCGTCGTTCGCGCAGGTAACGCTCTTCGGCGTGTACAACCTGGAGGCGCCCGACTCGGGCCGGTCGTGCCTGATCGGCAACGAGGGCAGCCCGGCGGAGTGGTACGACGTGCTCGGCCTGGTGGGCTCGGTGCTGGAGGTGCCGGCCGGGCGCGAGCGGGTGCTGGACAATGGCTCGGCGACGGGCTGGCCGGTGGGCGCGCGGAAGCTGGTCCGGCTCGACCCGGGGGCGACGCCGTGCACGGTGGTCGTGGTGGTCGCCGGGAATTGACGACGGTCGCGGGCGAGGTGGTGTGCGTCGTCGGCTCCATCGGCATGGCCTGGGTCCGGGCGGCGGCCCTGGTCCTCGCGGCGGGCGCGGTGGTGGCCCTGGTGGTGCTCGCGCGGCGGGCGGCGCTCGGGGCGGGGCCGTCGGGTTGGTTCGTGTGGTGCGTCGCGGCGGCGCTGGCGGTGCTCGTGGTGTCGGTGGGCGTGGTGCTGGCGCGGCTCTTGGGGGCCTGGTGACGATGGGCGTGGGGACGGCGATCCGTCGGCGTGTCGAGACGGTGCTGGCGCGGCTGCCGCGGCGGTCGGCGGCGGCGCCGCCCGTCCAGGGCCGCTGGTTCCGCCTCCAATGGGGCGGCCAGGTGGGCCAGCTGGCGGGCGTGGTCGTCACGCCGGAATCGGCCCTGACGCTGTCGGCCTACTTCGCGGCCGTCAATGCGATCTCGACGGACGTGGGCAACCTGCCGATCAAGGTGATGCGGCGGTGGCCGGACGGGGTGCGGTCGGAGGTGCCGGACCACCCGATCAACCGGCTGATGTGGGCCCCGGTCCCGGACGGCGGCAAGTCGCCGATCGAGGGCCGCTCGAGCAAGCCGCGGGTGTCCCAGGCGTGGGTCGCCCACGCGCTGAACCACGGCAACGGCTACCTCGAAGTGCGGCGCGTCGGGGGCGTGCCGGCGGAGTTGCGGCTCCTGGACCCGTACCGCGTGACGGTGCAGCGGCGGGCGTCCGACGGCGGGCTGTACTACCTCGCGGGGGACCGGACGCTCGGGCCCGATTCCGTGCTGCACCTCGCGGGCCTCGGCTTCGACGGCCTGCGCGGCTACCCGATCGCCATGTACGCGTCGGGGTCGATCGGCCTGGGGCAGGCGGCGGAATACTACGGCGCGCGGTTCTTCGGCTCGGGCGGGCAGCCGTCGGGCGTGCTGACGACGGCCCAGAAACTGGGGACGGAGGCGGTGGCCAACCTGCGCGAGAGCTGGGCGGACATCCACGGCGGGCCGACGAACGCGGGCCGGATGGCCGTGCTGGAGCAGGGCCTGGAATACCGGCCGATCAGCATCCCGCCGGAGGTGGCGCAATTCCTCCAGACCCGTCAATTCCAGGTCGTGGAGATCGCGCGTTGGTTCTCCATCCCGCCGCACAAGCTGGGCGACTACTCCCAGATCCAGCTGGCCTCGTCGGCGATCGAGGCGTCGAACCTCGACTACCTGACGCGGACGCTCGACCCGTGGTGCACGCGGATCGAGCAGGAATTCGCGGCCAAGCTGCTGACGACGGCCGAGCGTGATTCCGGCTTCTATGTGGAGCACTCGCTGGTGGCGCTCCTGCGGGCCGACCTGCGCGGGCGGGCGGAATACAACCGGCAGTCGCTGGCGGCGGGCTGGGAGACGCGGAACGAGGTCCGGTCGCGCGAGGGCCTCAACCCGATCGAGGGCGGCGACGAGGTGTTCGTGCCGGCGAACTACGTGCCGCTGTCGCTGGCGCTGGCGGGCGGGGCGTCGCCCGCGGCGGGCGGCGGCGACCCGCTGGCGCATCCGTTGGGCGCGCCGGGGGCCGTGTAATGCGTGCCTTGCTGCCTCGGTACTACCTGCTGGACTCGGGCGGGACGTTCGACGTCATCGACAGCGTGACGGGCGAGGCGGCCGCCTCGCGGGCGGACAAGTGGTCGGCGCTGCTCGCCCTGGCGGCCTTGCTGGCGGCGTTGGCGGAGGACGAGGACGAGGAGGAGGAGGAGGAGGGCGAGGCCGAGGGCGCGGGCGAGGGGCCGGGCGCCGCGATGCCGATGCCGATGCCGGCGGCGGCGCCCGGGGTGCGCTCCGGGCCGGTGTCGCTGGTGCTGCGGGCGGGCGTGCCGGGGGACAAGCTCCCGTCGATCATCGGCTATGCGGCGGTGTACGAGCAGCCCGCGCGGGTGCGGGAGACGATCGACGGGCGCGACGTGCGCTACGTCGAGACGATCGCCACGGGCGCGTTCGGGCGTGGGCTGGCGGCGCGGGAGGTCGACCCGGTGGCGCTGGCGCATCACGACGCGATGCGGCCGCTGGGCCGGCGCTCGGCCGGGACGCTGCGGCTGGCGGACGACGCCCACGGCCTGGCCGTGGAGGTCGACCCGCCCGACACGACGTACGCGCGGGACCTGGTGGCGTCCATCGCGCGGGGCGACGTGCGGGGCATGTCCGTGGGCTTCGACCCGCTGCCGGACGGCCTGGATTGGTCGGAGGACTTCGCCCGGTGCCGGGTCCGCGCGGCGGTCCCGCTGGAAGTCAGCTGCGTGACATGGCCCGCCTATGGCGGGACGTCGGTCGGCCTCCGCTCGCGGGCGGGCACGATCGTCGCGTCGTCCCGGGCCCGCGCCGCGTTCGCCCGGCGGCTCGCTCGGGCGAGGCAGCTCGGGCGCGTGCTCGACGCGCGCCTCGGACCTTACGGAGGCGGTGAGAGATGAAGGCGCACGAGAAGCGGGCGGAGGCGGCGCGGCTGCGCGCGGAGGCCAGGGCGCTCGAGGGGCGATTGAACGCGTCGGAGGGGCCGATCGGCGACGCGGACATGGCGGCGTACGAGGACCTCAACCGGCGGGCCCGGGCGCTGCTGGACGAGGCGGACGCGGCGGAGACGCGGGAGCGGGAGGCGAACGAGCTGGACGCGATGCTCCGGCGTCAGGAGGCGCGCGACGCGGACCCGGGCGCCAATCCGGCCGGGCTGCCGGACATGCCCCACCATCGGCGGGGCGCGTCGTACAGCCTGCTGCGGGCGATCCGGCTGCGGGCCGAGGGCCGGCCGGTGGACGGCCTGGAGGGGGAGGTGTCGGCGGAGCTGGCGCGGCGCATGGCCCGGTCGCCGCAAGGCTTCTTCGCGCCCCTCGACCTGCCGGTCGGGCCCGTGCATACGCGGGCCGACCTGACGCTCATCACGGGCGCCGGCGCCAAGGGGACCATCACGGCGACGACCCTGATCGAGCTGCTGCGCAACCGGCTGGTGGTGGCCAAGGCGGGCGCGCGCTTCCTCACGGGCATGACGTCCGACTTCAGCATCCCGGCGCAGACGGCGGCGGCGACGGCCTCGTGGGTGGCCGAGGGCAACGCGCCGGCCTCGACGGCCCAGACGATCGGCACCGTGCTCTTCCAGCCGAAGACGGTGTCGGCGCGCACGCTGGTCACGCGGAAGTTCCTCCTCCAGTCGTCGATCGACGCGGAGCAATTCGTGCGCGACGACCTGACGGCCGTGCTGGCGATCGCGATCGAGACGGCCACGTTCCACGGGCCGACGGCGGCGCCGCAACTGTCGATCCTCGGCCTCTCGGACATCGCGGGCGTGCCCGCGGTGCCGGCGCTGGGCACCGACGGCGGGGCCCTGACGTGGGCGGCGGTGGTGGGCTTCGAGTCGCTCATCACGGCGGCCAATGCCGACGGCGGCAGCATGGCCTACGTGGGGAATTCCAAGGTCCGCGGGCACCTCAAGACGGTCCTGAAGGTGGGGACGACGTTCCCGGTGTACCTGGCCGACCCGGACGGCTCGGTGAATACGTATCCGTTCCTGATGACGAATTGCGTCTCGTCGACGCTGTCCAAGGGGGCGAGCTCGGGCATCCTCTCGGCCCTCTTCTTCGGCAACTGGGTCGATTACGTCTACGCGATGTGGGGCGCCGTCGACCTGCTCGTCGACCCGTACACGTCGGGCTCGTCCGGCGGCGTCAACGTCTACGCGCTCCAGGACATCGACGGCAAGCCGCGCCACAATGCGTCGTTTTCCAAGTGCCTGGAAGTGCTGGCGACGTAGGGCCGGCGGCGTGAGGGAGGGACGATCGATGGGCTTCAAGGTCAAGGTGACGGCCGAGGGGCTGCGGCCCGACCCGGACGAGCGGGCCGATTCGGAGCTGTCGTCGCTGGTGGTGTCCTCGCCGCTGACGGTGCGGCCGGAGGGCGAGGGGCAGGCGTACAAGTTCCTGCGCGATGCGCACGTCGCCGGCACGAGCTACACGGCGGGCGAGTCGTTCACGTCGACGGACGACAAGCTGGCGTTCGAGCTGATCGCGCAGGGCGTGCTGGAGATCGTCGAGGGCCCTGCCGCGGGCCAGGGCCACGGCGGGGGCCGGGCCGAGGGGCATCGCGGGGGCGGGCGGCGCTAGCGCTACCACTGGGCCGAGGGGATGACGTACGTCGCGGCGGGGGCCGGCCACGCGGGCGGCGCGAGGGCGTGCGTCGGGGCGTAGGCGGCCTCGGGGCGGAGGTAGATCGTGCGGGGCCGGGCGTCGCCGAAGGTCGCGAGGCGGTCGCCGAGATAGCCGAGGGTGCCCCCGAGGGCGCCGATGGTGCGGCCGATGGGCCCGGGCTGCCGGAGGACGGTCATGGGGACGGCCGGGCGCGCGGCGAACGTGGCCGGGGCGTAGGCCGGGGCGTAGGCCGGCGGCGGGGCGTAGGCCGGGGCATAGGCCGGGGGCGGCGCGTAGGTGATGCCCTGGGGCGTGGGCATGTAGGGCGCGCCCTCGAAGGCCAGGCCCTTGGGCATGGGGCCGGCGGGCGCGGCGAGCGGGCCGGCGCGGGGCGCCTGCGCGAGGCGGTCGAGGGAATCGGCGAGCCGGATGAGGGCGTCGCCGAGGGCGGCGGCCGAGCGGTCGGGCGCGGGCCCTTCGAGCTGGCCGACGTACGGGCGGGGCGACGGCGGGGGCGCGTGGTCGTCCTGGGCGTGGGCCGTGCCCGCGAGGCGGAGGGCGGCGGCCGCGGCGACGATCGCGCGCCGGAGTGCCGGTCTGGCCGTGAACATCGTCATGTCCCCTCCCATCGTGACCCTTGGTCCTTTCGGCCCGGCGCCGGGCCGGCCTTGAAATCTAGCCTACGGGCGGCGGCCTGCGGCCGAAACGGGGCGGGCTGGGCCGTACCTTGCGGGTCGCGGCGGTCGTGACGGCGGTAGGGGCGGAGGGACGTGCCTGATGAACCTGTCGGTGGTCACGCCGCCGGCGTCGGAGCCGGTCGACCTGGTCGAGGCCAAGGCGTGGCTGCGCCTGGAGGTCCCCGACGACGACGAGACGGTGCTGGGCCTGATCTCGGCGGCCCGCGCGCTGTGCGAGAAGGAGACGCGCCGCTGTTTCCTGACGACGCGCCTGAAGCTGGAGCTGTCCAGCGTCGTGCGGGACGCGCGCAATGCGTGGCCGGCGCCCATGCCGCTGTACGCGTTCGACGACGGCCTCGTGCTGCCCCGTCCGCCGCTGCGGTCGGTGGTGTCGGTGTCCTACTGGTCGGGCGGCGTGCAGGCGACGTGGGACCCGGCGAATTATCACGTCGTGGCGGGCACGCCGGGGCGCATCCGGCCGGCGTCGGGCGTGACGTGGCCGGCGTGCGACTGGCGCGACGACGCCCTGACGATCACGTACGACGCGGGGCATGGGGACGCGATCGCGGACGTGGACCCGGACATCGCGGCGACCATGCGCCTGGCGATCAAGGTCGCGGTGGCGACGTGGTACGAGTCGCGCGAGGCGGTGCTCGAGGGCGCCGCGGTGGAGCTGCCGTGGGGCCTGCGGGCCATGCTCTCGACGCTGGACCACGGGGGGTACTGCTAGTGCGCTGCGGGCCGCTGCGGTTCGTCTTCGAGGTGCAGGGACCGGCGACGGTGGACGACGCCTACGGGCAGGCGGTGCCGGGCTGGACCACGCTCCTGACGCGGCGCGGTGCGCTCGAGTCGGCGGGCACGCGCGAGCGGGTGGTGGCCGAGCAGTTGGGGATGGCGGTCTCGCACAAGGTGACGCTGCGGGGCCGGCTCGATTTGCAGGCGCGTCAACGGCTGGTGCTGGGGGCGCGGGTGTTCAACGTCGTGCACGTCTGCGACCCGGACGGCCGGGACCGCTCGCGTGAGGTGCTCTGCCTCGAGTCGCGGGAATAGGGGGTCGCGCGCGATGGCCTACGGCAAGCTGCAAGGCTCGGTGCGGGTCTCGGCGCTGGTCACGGGCGACAGGGCGCTGGACCGGTCGCTCGCGGCGCTCGCGCGCGTGGTGGAACGCAAGGTGACGCGGCAGGCGCTGCGGGCGGGCGCGAAGGTGGTGCGGGCGGCGGCGCGGTCCAATGCCCCGGTCGACACGGGCCTGATGCGCTCGACGGTCGCGGTGCGGGCGGGCAAGGCGCGGCGGCGGGGCGAGGTGCTGGTCAACGTGGAGCTGGTGCGGCGCGCGCAGCTGCTGTCGGCCTCGGGCGACGCGTTCTACTACCCGGCGGCGGTGGAGTTCGGCCGCAAGGCGGCGGTGGCGGGCGCGGGCCGGTCGCGGCCCGGGCGGGCGGCGGCGGCGACGGCGAAGGCGGTGCCGGGCGTGCATTGGATGCGGCGGGCCCGGGTGGAGGCCGACGCGGGCGCGAAGGCGGTCGTGATGGCGGAGTTGCGGGCGGGCGTCGAGCGGGCCGCGGCGGCGGCGTCCGCGGGATGAGACGAAGGGGGGCCCCCGATGGCGATGGCGACCGACGAGCAAATGCAGACGTATTCCGACGTCCGACTCCGGCCGCGGGCCGAGGAGGGCCGGCATTTCGTCAATGCCCTGCGGGACGACCTCGCGGTCTCCGACGACGTGATGGACCGGGCGGCGAACGGGCCGATGTGGGATGACGGTCGCACGGACGGGCCGCCCGTCCTGATGGATTCCGGCCATTTCCTCAAGTACCGGACGGTGATGACGCTCATGCTCCTGGTCATCGACGGGACGGCGACGCAGCGGGACGTCATGGACCTGTCGGCCGCCTGGGTGGCCCTGCAGGACGCGTGCGTGAGGCCGACCTGATGGCCCTCTCGAACGCCACGGTGTGGGAGGTCCGCTCGACCGGCAACGACCAGAACGGCGGCGGCTTCGTCGCCGGCCTGGGCGGGGTGGACCGGAGCCAGCAGGACCCGGCGTTCGCGACCGGCACCGCCATGTCGGTGAGCGGCACGGTCAACACCGACGTGCTGCCCGGCGGCGGGTACACGCCGGGCGCGGCCGACGTGGGCAATGTCATCCAGGTACGGGCGGCCACCGGCTGGACGATCGGCTTCTATCAAATCGCGTCGATCCAGGGGGCGTACTGGCGGCTGGACCGCTCGCCGGCCGCGGCGGGGACGACGGGGGGCGTGTGGTCGCTGGGCGGGGCCCTGGCCACGCTCGGCCAGGCCCTGGGGGGGTTCGTCACGGGCAATTACGTGTGGCTCAAGTCGGGGACGTACAACCTGGCGGCCGGGGTCACCTTCCCCGGGGGCACGTTCCCCTCGGTGGCCCAGACGAACAAGCTGCTGGGCTACTACCTGGCCCGGGGGGACATCACGCCCTATCAGAACGCGGCGCAGCGGCCGGTCCTGAAGGCGGCGGGCCCCAACCTGTCCCTGCTGAGCGTGCCGGGATACATGTCCGTGGAGAACCTGACGATCGACGGCGTCGGCCTCGCGAACACGTCGGGCATCACGATCACGGGCGGCAATGGCGGGATCATCAACTGCCTCGTCCGCAACGTCGTCGGCACGCCGGTCACGCTGGCCGGGGCCTGCCTCCTCCTGCACTCCGAGGTCACGGGCTGCACGGCCGCGGGCGGGGCCGTCTTCTCGTCCAACCACGGCTCCCGCGTGGTCGAGTGCTGGGTCCACGACAACGCCGGCCCGGGGCTCGCCCTCCAGAACCCCAGCTCGGGGCAGGCGCACATCGTCACGGGCAACATCATCAGCAACAACACGGGTCCATCCTCCGACGGCATCCAGACCGATCATGCCTCATTCTTCCTGAACAATACGATTCACGGCAATGGTCGTTATGGTATCATCTGTACAACGAATTACACAAGCATTCAAATCTATCATAATAATCTGTTCACGATGAATGGGGCGGCCGGGCTCGCCTTCCAGCTCGGCCCCCCCCCCCTGGCCCCCAACTTCCGCCACGACGGCAATTGCTACTGGGCGAACACCGGGGGCAATCGCGTGCTGGGCGACGGCACGGGGGCCGACGACCCGCGTTACGCCTCGGGCCCCTACGCGAATTATTACGACAAGACGCTGACCGCCGACCCCTACGTCAATCGGGGCGCGAACGACTTCCGGCTGAACAATGTCGCCGGCGGCGGGGCCGATGCCCGCGGGGCCGGCGTCCCGCGCGACTGGCCCGGCAATGCGATGGCCAACCGGATCGACTTCGGCACGGCCCAGCACGCCGACCCGGCCGCGGCGGCGACGGTCGCCTTCCCGGTCATCGGGAGGGTCGTGGCATGACGCTCGGCGACTTCGACCCGGGCCTCGTCGTGTACGGCAAGTTCACGACCTATCGCCCGAGCACCGGCGCGCCCTACACGCTGGCGGGCACGCCCGGCCTGGTCGTGTACAAGGACGGCGCGACGACGCCGTCGTCGGCGGGCGTCACCCTGACGGTCGACTTCAACGGGGTCGTCGGCCTCGGTCATTTCGCGATCAACACGGCGGCCGACGCGACGTTCTACGCGGGCGGCTCGTCGTTCGACGTCGTCATCTCCGCGGGGACGGTGGACGGCGTCGGCGCGGTCGGCACGGTGGTGGGCCGCTTCTCGCTGCGCAAGACCAGCGAGCTGCGGCCGACCACGGCCGGGCGGACGCTCGGCGTGACGTCGGCGGGCCAGGCGGGGGTCGACTGGGCCAACGTGGGCGGCGCGGCCGCGAGCGTGACCCTGTCGGGGACGACGGTCGGCACGGCGACCAATCTGACGACCTTGCCCGCCATCCCGGCGAACTGGCTCACGGCGGCGGGCATCGCCGCGGGGGCCCTCGACGGCAAGGGCGACTGGCTCCTGGCGGGCGGCTACACGGCCCCGCCCACGGTCGCGGCCATCGCGGCCAGGGTGTGGGACGAGGTGAACACGGGTAACACGCACAACGTCAACAATTCCACGGGCAAACAATTGCGGACCACGGCCGGGTCCGCGAGCGAGGTGATCTATCCCCTGACGGGGACGGTGAACCTGACGGCGGCGACGGCCACGACGTGCACCCTGGACCCGGGGGCCTCCGCGACCGCGCAGGCCTATCGCTGGGACCTCCTCGAGGTCCTCGGGGGCACGGGGTCCGGCCAGACGAGGCTGATCACGGACTACACGGCGGGGCGGGTGGCCACGCTCCTCTCGCCCTGGACGACCATCCCGGATACCAGCTCCACGTTCCAGGTCTACCCCGCGCCGCGCGTCAAGGTGGTCGATTATGTCCCCGGCCAGGGCCCGGACACGCTCGTCTGGCAGGCGCCCACGCGCGCGATCACGGCCCTGCCGGCGGTGCCGGCGAATTGGCTGACGGCGGCGGGCATCGCCCCGGCGGCGCTCGACGGCAAGGGGGACTGGCTGACGGCGGGCGCCTACACGGCGCCGCCCACGGCGGCGGCGATCGCGACGCAGGTGGACGCGACGCTGTCGGCCAGCCACGGGTCGGGCGCGTGGGGCGGCGGGACGGGGTCGGGGTACACGCCGGCCGAGGTGGCGGCGGCGGTGTGGGGCCTGGCGCGGTCGGGGAACCAGCTGGCGGGCACGTTCGGCGAGTTCGTCGACGCGGCGACCTCTTCGCGGCTGGCGGCGGCGGCATACACGGCGCCGCCCGCGGTGGGGGCGATCGCGACGCAGGTCGACGCGACGCTGTCGGCGGCCCACGGTCCCGGCGGCTGGGCGCTGGGGGCGACGGCCCCGGCCGGCTGGGTCGACGCGACGTCGGTCGCGGCGGGGGCCCTCGATGGCAAGGGGGACTGGCTGACGGCGGGCGCCTACACGGCGCCGCCCACGGCGGCGGCGATCGCGACGCAGGTGGACGCGACGCTGTCGGCGGCCCACGGGTCGGGCCCGTGGGGCGGCGGGTCGGTCCCGACGCCGGGCGACGTGGCGGCGGCGGTGTGGGGCCTGGCGCGGGCGGGCCACCAGGCGGCGGGCACGTTCGGCGAGTTCGTGGACGCGGCGACCTCTTCGCGGCTGGCGACGGCGGGGTACACGGCGCCGCCCTCGGCCGCGGCCGTGGCGACGCAGGTCGACGCGACGCTGTCGGCGGCCCACGGGTCGGGCGGCTGGGCGCTGGGGGCGACGGCCCCGGCGAACTGGCTGGCGGGGACGTCGGTCGCGGCGGGGGCCCTCAATGGCAAGGGGGACTGGCTGACGGCGGGCGCCTACACGGCGCCGCCCTCGGCGGGGGCGATCGCGACGCAGGTCGACGCGACCCTGACGACCTCCCACGGGTCGGGCGGCTGGGCGCTCGGGTCGGCGGCGCCGGTCAACTGGCTGAATGCGCTGGCGGTGGCGGCGGGGGCCCTCAATGGCAAGGGGGACTGGCTGACGGCCGGCGCCTACACGGCGCCGCCCACGGCGGCGGCGATCGCCTCGCAGGTGGACGCGACGCTGTCGGCCAGCCACGGGTCGGGCGCGTGGGGCGGCGGGACCGGGGCGGGGTACACGCCGGGCGACGTGGCGGTGGCGGTGTGGGGCCTGGCGCGGTCGGGGAACCAGCTGGCGGGCACGTTCGGCGAGGCCCTCGACGTGGCGGTGGGCTCGCGGCTGGCGACGGCGGCCTACACGGCGCCGCCCACGGCCGCGGCGATCGCGACGCAGGTCGACGTCACCCTGACCGGCGCGCACGGGTCGGGGGCGTGGGTGCTGGGGGCGACGGCCCCGGCGAACTGGCTGGCGGCGACGTCGGTCGCGGCGGGGGCCCTCGCGGGCAAGGGTGACTGGCTGACGGCCGGCTCGTACGTCGTGCCGCCCACGGCGGGGGCGATCGCGGCGCAGGTCGACGCGGCGCTGACGACGGCCCACGGGGCGGGCGCGTGGGCGCTGGGGGCGACGGCCCCGGCGAATTGGATCCAATCGGCCTCGATCACGGCAGGGGCCCTGAATGGCAAGGGCGACTGGCTGACGTCGCTGGGCGCGACGGCGCCGGCGGGCTGGGTCGCGGCGGCCTCGATCGCGGCGGGGGCCCTGGACGGCAAGGGCGACTGGCTGACGGCCGGCTCGTACACGGCGCCGCCCGCGGCGTCGGCGATCGCGGCGCAGGTCGACGCGACCCTGACGACGGCCCACGGGGCGGGCGCGTGGGCGCTGGGCGCGACGGCGCCGACGGGCTGGCTCGTCGCGGCCTCTTTCGCGCCCTCGGCGCTGGCGGGCAAGGGCGACTGGCTGACGTCGCTGGGCCCGACGGCGCCGACGGGCTGGGTCGTCGCGGCCTCGGTGGCGCCCTTTGCCCTCAATGGCAAGGGCGATTGGCTGCCGGCCGGGTCGTACGTCGTGCCCCCCACGGCGGCGGCGATCGCGACGCAGGTCGACCAGGCGCTGACGACGTCCCACGGGTCGGGCGGCTGGGCCCTCGGGTCGGCGGCGCCGGTGAACTGGCTGACGGCCGCGTCCGTCGCGGCCTCGGCGCTGGTCGGCAAGGGCGATTGGCTGACGGCGGGCGCCTACACGGCGCCGCCCACCGCGGCGGCGATCGCCACGCAGGTCGACCAGGTGCTGACGACGGCGCACGGGGCGGGCGGCTGGGCGCTGGGCGCGACGGCGCCGGCGAACTGGGTCGCGGCGGCCTCGATCGCGCCGGGGGCGCTCGACGGCAAGGGCGACTGGCTGCCGGCCGGCGCCCTGTCCTTCACGGTCGCGGGCCAGGTGGACGCGAACGTCCGCTACGTCAACGGGACGCAGGTCGTGGGCGACGGGCAGGTCGGGACCGAGTGGGGGCCGGCGCCCTGATGGGCTCGACTTGGGGCGGCTCCTGGGGCACCTCGTGGGGCGTCTCCTGGGACGTGCGGACGGCGCGGCCCGGGGGCGTGCCGGGGCTGCGGTCGGCCCTCGATGGCTACCTGCGCGCCGACGCGGCGCTCGAGGCGCTGGTCGGGACGCGCATCCGGCCGGGCTGGCGGCCGCAGGGGGACGCGGTGCCGGCCTTGACGTACGTCGTCGACCGGCTGGGGCGGCGGTCGGTGGTCGCGGGCAAGGCGGGCTTCAACGTCGCCTCCGTCGAGCTGGTGGCGTGGGCCCCGACGCCGGCGGAGTGCGTGGCGGTGAAGGCCCGGGTGGAGGACCTCCTGGACGGCTTCGCGGGGCGCTGGTCGGGGCTGGTGGTGACCTCCTGCCTGCAGGAGGAGGAGCACCACGGGCATGCGTGGCCCGACGACGGCACGGACGCGCCCTGCGTGCGGCTGGCGGTGCGGTACGGCGTGCGGCATACCACGCGCCTCGCGGCCATGTCGGGCGACGGGCCGTGAGCATGCCTGAGCTGGGCGCGGCCCTCAATGGCTACCTCCGCGCCGACGCGGCGCTCGCGGCGCTGGTCGGGACGCGCATCCGGCCGGGCTGGCGGCCGCAGGGCGAGGCGGTGCCGGCGCTGACGTACGCGGTCGACCGGCTCGAGCGGCGGTCGGTCGTCGCGGGCAAGGCGGGATATAACGTCGCCTCCGTGCAGCTGGTCGCCTGGGCCCTCACGATGGCCGAGTGCGTGGCCGTCAAGGACCGGCTGGAGGACCTGCTCGACGGCTACGCGGGCGCGTGGTCGGGGCTGGTCATCACGAGCTGCCTCCAGGACGACGAGCACGACGGCCACATCTGGCCGGACGACGGCACGGACGCGCCGTTCGCCCGGGTGGCGGTCACGTACACGGTGCGCCACACGACGCGTTTCGCGGCGCCTTGACGATGTCCCTGGAATCGAGGTCCACATGCCAACGTCTCCGCCGATCACCATCCCGGCCTACGGGACCACGCTCAAGAAGGGGACCGTGGCGCTGGCCCTGGTCTTCGAGATCGACGGCCCCGAGTCCGAGAACGCGGGGCGCAACACGACGCACCTGGGTTCGGTCAAGAAGTCGAAGCGGCCGACCCTGCCCGAGGGCCAACCCCTGTCGGGCAAGGCGTACACGGACGCGACGAACTACGCGGTCCTGACGGCAGACCACGACGCCGGGACGATCGACACGTGGTCGCTGGGGCTGCCCAAGGACGACGGGGGGGTGGCGGTGACGCTGGCGCCGACGTTCGAGGCGTGGCCGTCGAAGGTGAAGATGTCGGGCATCGAGGAGGACGGCACGATTACGATCGAGTTCGAGCTGACGCCGGCCAACGGGGTGACCTGGTAATGCCCCCGGGGCGGCGGGGGGAGGTGCCGGCCTACACGCCGCCGGGCGGCTCGGCGGCGACGTCGGCGGCGCGGGAGGCGTTCCTGCGGCGCTACGCGACGCGCCTGGAGCCGGTGGCCGGCCTGGAGGGCGTGTACCTGCGCGTGCTCACGCTGGGCGAGCTGCGGACGCGCGTCTTCCCGCTGCTGCGTGACGACGCGGACCTGACGGCGACGCTGCTGGAGCTGGCGGTGTGCGACGGGGCGGGCGACCCGCTCGTGGCGGCGGCGGAGCTGGACGGGCTGGCGGGCGGGCCGCTGGCCGACCTGGCGAAGCGGGCGTGCGACCTGAACGGGCTGTCCGCGCGGGCCGAGGACGAGGCAAAAAAAGCCTGACGTCGGGGCACCTGCGGTTCGCGATGCGCCTGGCCCGGACGCTGGGGCGGACGCTGGCGGAGCTGGAGGCGTCGATGGGCGCCGACGAGTTCGCCCTGTGGCGGCTGCTGGAGGCGGAGGACCCGCTGCCCGACCCGCACCTGTCGGCCGGGCTGGTGGCCTACACGGTGGCGCGGTCGATCGGCGGGGCGAAGGCCGGCCGGCTGGAGGACTACATACCCGGGCGGTCGGGCGGCGCGCGGCAGTCGCCGGCCGAGGTGGCGGCGCGGGCCCGGGCGTGGCTGGCGGGCCTGGCCGGTCGGCGGCGCAACGGGCGGGGGCCCGGGGGCGCGGGGGCGGGGGCGGACGGCGCGGCGGGTGGGGGCTGATCTCTTGGCGTCGGTCGGCACGATCTCGATCGGCCTGAAGGTGGTGACGCGCGAGTTCGCGGCGGGCCTGTCGTCGGCCCGGGCGGGCATCGCGGGCTTCGCGGGCCAGTTGCGGGCGGCGGCCGCGGTGCCGCTGGCGATCGGCGGCGGCGTCGTCGCGGCGGGCCTGACGGCGGCCGTCAAGGCGGGGAGCGACCTCAACGAGACGCTGTCCAAGACGGGCGTCATCTTCGGCTCGTCGGCGGGCGTCGTCGTGGCGGCGGCCGACGACATGGCGCAGCGGTACGGCGTCGTCCGGACGACCTTCCTCGACGCGGCGGACGACCTGGGCCAGGTGGGCAAGGCGGCGGGCCTGACGACGGCCGACGCGGCGGCGATGGGCGTGCAGTTCGCGAAGCTGGGCGCGGACGTCTCGTCGATCTCGAACAAGGCGCTGCCCGACGTGCTGGCGGCGATCAAGTCGGGCCTGACGGGCGCGGCCGAGCCGCTGCGGCAATTCGGGGTGCTGCTCTCCGAGGACGCGGTGAAGCTGGGGGCGGCGCGGCTGGGCATCGCGTCATTCGGCAAGGAGCTGACGGACGGCCAGAAGGTGCAGGCGCGGGCCGCCCTGATCGCGGAACAATTGCAGTATGCCGTCGGCGACCTGGACCGGACGGCCTCGGGGGTCGCGAATTCGTTCCGCGCCCTCGGCGGGCGCCTGCAGAATTTCGTCGCGGACATGGGCGCCCTGATGCAGCCGGTGGCCGAGTCGTCGCTGGGCCTGCTGAATGCGGCCCTGGCCGACTTCTCCGGCCAGCTGACGGCGAGCTCGGGCGAGGTCGCGGCGTGGGCCGACCAGGCGTCGGCGGCGGGCGGTCGGGTGTTCGAGGTGTGGACGACGCTGGGCATGGGCGTGGGCAAGGTGGCCGACGTCGTGGCGACGGTGCGCGTCGCGTTCGTCGGTGCGCAGGCGGGCATGACGACGTTCGGGGCGATCGGCCTGAAGTCGATCGCGGGCATCGTCGACGCGATCGATTGGCTCAAGGGCGGCCTGGTCGAGCTGCTGCGCGGGATCTATGAGGCGGCGAACGGGCTCGGGGTCGACTTGGGGCTGGGCAAGGCGATCGAGTCGCTGGACACGAAGGGCCTGGCGAATAGCTTCCGGGAGATGAGTAAGGGGTTGATGGACGAGGCGGGGGCGGAGTGGAAGGCCTTCCTGGACGAGCTGGGCAGGCCCCCGCCCTCGGAGGGGATCGAGGCCTGGTTTGCGAAGATTCGCGACCAGGCCGAGGCGGCGGCGACGCGGGCGAAGGAGCTGGCCGAGGGCGCGAAGATCGAGCAGGCGGGGCCCCCCGCGGAGTTGGCGAAGAAGAAGACGCTGGAGGAGGAGAAGATCGAGCTGGAGAAGAAGAAGAAGCTGGGCGCGGTGGCCAAGAAGGCCTTCGAGGAGCAGCAGACCCCGCTCGAAAAGATGGCGTTGAAGTTCAAGGAGATCGACGAGGCGGTGAAGGCGGGGATGCTCACGTCGGCGCAGGCCGACCGGATCAAGCGGCAGGACGCGCGGGAGTACGCGTCGGCGTCGATGAAGTCGGGGGCGGGCGGGGCGATCGAGGCGCGGTCCACCGAGGCGTTCAACGCGTTCGTCGCCTATCAGGCCTCGCGCGCGGACCCGATGAGGAACTTGCCCGACCTGACGCGCCTGGGCCTGGCCGAGTCGGAGAAGCAGACGAAACTGCTGGAGACGATCGCCAAGCTGACGGGCTCGACGGAGCGATCCATCGTGGGGATCGAACTGCCGGAGTAGTGGTTAGTCAGGTACCGCCAGCTAAAGCAGGCGGCTTGTAAGTAGTCTCGACCGGGGTCCGAGCCCGGCGTCATCGACTCCTACAATAGGCCGCCCGACGACGGCCCAGTCTCGTTCCGCTCGGTCGCGGATGTTCCTCGCGGCATTCCGGTCAGCACAGCAGGTGAACCCACAGTGACGGCACTCGAATTCATCCCGGCTCTTCCGGTTGGCCTTCTCGGTGTGTCCGCACTCGGAGCACATCCGCGAAGTGTTCCTCGGATCGACCGGGACCACGGGGACCCCCGCGAGCATCGCCTTGTAGGAGATGAAGCGCCTGAGCTGGAAGAACGCCCAGCCCTTCATGCGAGATCGTTGAGGCTTGGAAACTGTAGTCCGCGTGCTGATTCCCATCAGGTCCTCGACCCCGATGGCGCACCCGGTGCCTTTAGCCTTCTCGACGACCCGCTTCGCGATGACGTGATTCTCGTTCCTCTTGAACCGGCCCTCCTTCTCGCGGACCTTGGCGAGCTTCCGCCTGGCACTCTTCGTGCCGCGGCCCTGGCAGGTCTTGCGGATGCGATGGTACTTCCTGCGGCACGCCTCGACGTCATCGCCCTTGAACGTCGTGCCGTCGTCGGTCGTGGCGAGGTCCTTCACCCCGAGGTCCACGCCGATGAAGCCGGACGGCTCGACTGGCGTGCCGTCGGGGGCGTCGACCGTGACGAGCAGGAACCACTTGCCGTCCCTCCTCAGCACGAGGTCGCACTGGCCGTGAGACCAGCCGAACCGCTCGGCCTGGTACTTCCCCATGATGAAGGGCACGATCACGCGGCCGGTCAGCGTGCTGATGCTGACGCGATCCGGGCCCTTGAAGCCGATGTTCTTGCCCATGCTGAACGGGACGGCGGCATGCTCGCGGAACTCGGGCCGCTTGTCCTTGTCCCGCTTGTACGCCTCGACGACCTGGGCGATGCAGCGGATCGCCGTGTCGGCGGGGAGGCCGAACCGCTTGCGGAGTTCGGCGTAGCAGAGCCGTTGCAGGACGAACTTGTTGCTCACCTTCCGCTCGAATGCCAGCCCGGCCAGCCAGTTGGCGGCGGCGTTGAACCGCTCGACCGTCGCCGCGAGCTTGGCGGCCTGGTCGGCATCGGGGAGCAGTTGAGTCTGGAGTGTGAGCTTCATACTCATATTATACTTGGGCTGTTTTCACCAATCAAGATCGGAGGCGGCGATTCCCCCGTCGCCTGAAGGCGACGGCCCCCTCGCCGATTTTCTGTGGCTAGTGGTTAGTGGCTAGTAAGAAATCAGCATCATTAACTAACCACTAACCACTAACCACTAACCACTACCCATCGGGCATGCCGTTGGACATCCAGGAAATCGAGGGGCGTTCGCTGTCGGTGGCGCAGGACTGGCAGCGCCATTACGAGCGGAAGTTCCGGGTGATCGCGGACGACCCGCTGATCGACCCGTGGGCGGTGTATATGGCGGTGGGCCTGAGGATCGGCACGGTGTATGCCACGCGGGACCGCATCGACTACGGCGCGTGGGTGACGGGCGTCAAGGTCGACCAGGAGTCGGCCGAGGACGGCCTGGAGTGGGTCGTCGCCGTGTCCTATGGCCCGTGGGAGCCGAAGGCGGAGGACCCGCGCAACGACCCGCCGGAGGTCGACGTGTCGTTCGTGGAGTTCGAGGAGGTCTCCCCCTTCGACGCGCTGACGGGCCGGGCGATCGTGAATTCGGCGGGCGACCCGTTCGCGGACCCGCCGCTCACGCGGGACAATGCGCGGGTGGTGCTGACGGTGAAGCGGAATGAGCCGAATTACTCCATCGGCCTGGCGACGCTCTATGCCAACACGGTCAACGCGGCGCCGTTCGTGATCGGCGACGTGACGTTCCCGGCGAAGGGGATCTTGAGCAAGCCGATCGTGACCTCGCGCGCCTTCCACGCGGACGTCGGCTTCTACTGGCCGACGACCTACGTCTTCCATTGCCAGCTGGACCGGACGTGGCAACGGGAGGTCCTCGATCGCGGGTTCCGTCGCCTCGTGGCGGGCCCGAAGCTCGTGCCGATCACGGTCGACGGCCACCCCTGCACGGAGCCGAGTTTCCTGAATGGGGCGGGGCAGGCGCTGGCCGTGGGCGCGCCGCCGGTGGTGCTGCTGTACGACACGTATCCCACGCGCGATTTCTCCGTGTTCAATGGGCTGTTCTAGTGGCCGGCGACCCGCGGCACAATTTGCGGCGCCTGGGCCGGGCGGTCGCGGCGGTCGAGCGGCGGCGGGTGTATCGCGGCGAGTCGTCGCGGCCGCGCTGGTCCGAGCCCCCCTCGCAGGTCAAGACCGGCGTCGTCTCGGGGAGCATCACGGCGCGGTCGGGCACGACGCTGGGCGTGGGCCAGGTCACGCTCTGCGTGACGGACGTGACGGCCGGGACGGAGGTCGTGTCGGGCGACCCGGGCGACGTCGTCACGGTCTTCAATTCCTACGCCACCCCGTTCGCGGCGGACGCCTCGAAGCGGTGCAAGCTGCATCGCGAGGGGGGCTGCTGGAAGTTCCTCACGCGCGAGTGCTAGTGTTGAGGGTGGGGCATGCCGGCGGGGACGCTGTTCGGGCAACCGGGGTGCGAATGCTGCGTCGAGGGCACGGGCAATTGTCAGGTCTGCGCGGTGGACTGCAACGGCGTGGCGATCACGCAAGGGACGGTGACGGTCCTCGGGCCCAACCCGGCGACGACGGTCGTGGGCGTGTTCACGCTGGACGGCACGAATTGCTTCAAGGTCGACCTGGTGATCGGCTCGGCGTACACGTTCCTCGTGGACGTGCCGGGCTTCGCGACCCAGACGCTGGTCGCGACGGCGGCCGGGTCGCCGTGCTCGATCACGCTGCGGCCGGACGTGGGCGTGTCGCACTGGGACGTGTCATTCTGCTGCGGCCCCGACCCGTGCGGCACGGGCGCCAGCGTGGGCATCGACGTGGGCGGCGCGAGGATCACGTTCACGTCGACGCGGACGGGGCTGGCCTACTCGTGCACGGTGCCGGCGGGCGCGAGCGGGTGCGGCCTGACGGTGCCGGCCTTCGACGATTACGTCGTGTCGGTGACGGGCTGGCCGGCGGCGTACTTCGCGCCGGCGGACGTGACGGTGCATGGCCTGTGCTGCGCGGCGGGCGACGCGCGCTGCCGGTTGTGGCGTCAGGTCGAGCGGCGCCAGTCCACGCTGTGCGCGGACGTGACGATCTGCGCGTGCGACGACGAGACGGGGATCGCGGTGGGCCAGCCGGGCGGCTGGTCGGTGGGCGTGACGGTGTGCGGCGTGACGGCGACGGCGACGCCGACGAGCGTCTCGCCGGGGTCGTCGCCCGGGACGATGGCCGTCCGGTGGTGCGCGACGGTCGTCAAGTCGGCGCCCGGCTCGTGCGGGCCTGCGTATGCCGCGGCGGTGTGGACGGTGGCGCCGCCCGCGCCGTGGGTCGGCGGCACGTTCACGCCGGCGGGCTGCCGGCCGGACCTGTGCTCGGCGTCGATCGCGTGCGGCCTGGGCGTCCTGATCGACGTCGACGCCTACCACGCGTGCTGCGGGGGCGTGGCGTGCAAGTCGCTGACGGTGTCCTCGCCGCTGGGCACGGGGTCCGCGAACCTGCCCGATTGCGCCGCGTGCGTCTGGTACGGGTGGGTCGATTTCGAGGCGAATTGCATCACGCACACGGCCTGCACGTATAATAATGCGAATGGGGCGTGGGATTGCGTCGAGACGGTGGGCACGGCCCTCGTGCGCGTGTGGCTGAGGCTCGACTTCGCGGCCGGCGTCGGGCTGGTCGTCTCGGGCGGGCTGAAGCGACGTTGCCAGGACCCGGGCACGTGCGGGGGCGGGCCGCCGACGGGCCCGTGCCTCAGCGATTATCGGTGGGTGGCCTATGACGCGACGGTGACGATCACGAACGCGGCGGGGGCGGTGACGACGGTGCCTTATTTCACGGACCCGCCGGGGCCCTGCGGGGCGCCCGGCCTGTATACGACGGCGTGCGGCACGTGCCCGGCGGCCTTCTGGCAATCGTGGTCGGGGCCGCCGACGCGCCCCTGCCCGTGGGACGGCGCGCATGCCGTGACGGCGACCTTGCCGCGGCCCGTGCCCGACCCGGGCTGCCCGACGCTGGTGCCTCCCGGGCCCGATGGCGTCTGGGGTTTCACGCCGACGTGTGCGTCATGAGCGGGGCCGAGTGGGGCCACACGCCGGCGTGGGCCGACGCGCCCGAGGGCGGCCCCGCGCCCGGGCCGGGACGGCGCTGGCGGGCCTGCTGCGGGGCCTCGAAGCGTTCGCGCGGCCGCTCTCCTGGGCGGCCCGGTCCTTCGCCCCGGCGCTGGCCGCGGCCCTGACGCTCCCCCCGCCCGAGGGCTGCGGCTGCCTGTCGTACGCGGCCTGGATGGACTCGATCGGGGTGGGCGGCTGCCGGGCGCGGCGCGAGGAGATCGTCGCCCACCTCATGGCGCAGGCGCGGGGGCGGGGCCTGGATTGCCCGGGCTGGGTCGCGTCGGGCCTGCTCTCGTGGGCCATCCGCGACGCGGTGAAGGAGGCCCGGGCGGCGACGTATCGCGAGGCCGAGCGGGCGGCCCGCGAGGCGCGCGATTCGATGGGCGGTGCGGCGCCCGGGTAGCCCTGGACTTCTGCCCTGGCGCGCGCGAAGGGCCCCCCGCGATGCGGTGTCGCGGGGGGCCTTTTTTGCGCGCGGGCCGCGGCGGTCGCGGCGGTTCAGCGGGCGGCGGCCCGCGAAATGGCCGCCATTTCGCGGGTGATGTTGATCAGCGCCCACAGCACGTCTTCGGTGAGGTGCGGGCGGGCGCCGCCCTGGGCCATCGAGTCG